ACCAGGGCGGACTGACCTTCCTTGATGAACTCGAACTGCTCGACCGACGCGCCGATGGATGCTTGCCACGGGAAGCCGTTCTTGGCGTCGGCGACCACCTCGCGGGCGACCTGGCCCGTGCAGGAGATCACGCCCGCCGCCACGAGCTGCCCGGCCTCGACGCGGATGCTCTCGGCGTGGCCGACGCGAGCGCCGTGCGACTCGCGGATCGGGGCGTTCTGCCGCGGGACAGCCAGGCCGGCCAGGTCCACGACCACCGGGTATCGCCAGCCCGCGACCCGCATGGGACCGCCGGTGTAGGCGACCATGCTGAAGCGGGGCAGGGTAGGCTTGCCGTCGCCAACGTCGGCGCCGGCGGTGATGTCCATCTGCGCAGTAAGCTCCAGCCGCTCAGGCGGCTTTTGCTCGCGGGGTGTCTTGTTCGTCGCCATTGTCATCTTCCTTGACTTGCTCCTGGGGCGTACTGGCCGGCGCCGTCTGCGCCACGGTCAGCCCCAACTCCTTCATCAGGGCCACTTCCTTTGCTCGCTGGCGAAGCTCGGTCTCCCAGTCCTTGCCGCTGCGGGCATACTCGGCCGCCAGCGTGGTGGTGTTGCTGGCCAGGCGGGTCGCCTGGGCGTTGGCTTCCTTGGCAGGATCAACGTGCTCGTGGCCATCCCAGAACCACTGGTGCGATGCGTCTGTGATCTGGCCCAGGTCGATCCCGAACACCTTCACGGCCTCGGCCAGCCAGGCGTCGAGAACGCGGTCCAGGATGACCGACTCGACATGCGATTGCTCGACGCGGATGCTCTTGTAGTAGGTCTGGTGGTCAAGCCGCCCCGAGGCGTAGTTGTAGCCCGAGGAATTGCAGGCCGCGATGTTGTAGGGCATGTTCAGGCAGCGGGCGATCTCATTGAGGATTTCTCGCTTGAACATATCGTAGGTGGTGGCAGGCTGCTCGGCCTTGATCTGTGACGGCTCCCAGCCCTCCGGCGTGAAGACCGCCATGTTGGGCGAGAACTCCATCTCCGTCATGGGCTCGACTTCCGCCGCTTCCCCGCCGGCCGGGGCGTTGGTCTTCATCAGCACGGCGATGTTGGCGGCGCTCTCGGCCGCGCCGATCACCGCCAGCGTGTACCGCCGGAGCTGCGCAAACAGCGGCAGCGCCGGCAGGATGTCCGGCAGGCCCCTGCGCTGGCCGGGCCGGTCGGCGCGGAACCAGTGGATCACGCTGTCGGCCCGCACGCGCTGGAAGTCCAGGAAGGAAGCCCTCGCGCCACTGCCGGGATGCGACTTGAGGATGTGGTAGGCCACGGGATTACCAAACGGGTCGAACTCGATGCCGTCCACGGCCAGTTCCGCTCCCAGGACGCCCAGCTTCGCACTCGGCGTGGCGACCTGCTCTGCCTCGATGAGCTTAAGGTCCAGCTTGACGGGCGAGTTCAGATTGTCGTTGCTGAACAGCATCGCAAACGCTTCGCCGTCCTGCGCCCGGGCCATCCGCATGGTGCGGAGCTTGCCAGGCAGGTCCACGGCCTTCGCCCAGGCCATGAACTCGCGCTCGATTGTCTGATTGGTCTTGCCCGAGTCGCCTTCGGTAAGCCCGCCGCGGCGGGTCGAACCGGTCAGCATCTGGAGACGCGGCCCTGTGCCGGTCACGTCGTTGGCCAGCGTGAGCACTATGCCACGGGCGTAAGAATTGTTTGCCACCTCGTAGCGAGCCCGGTTGCGAAGCGTGCGGCGGACAGCAGGGCTGGCTGCGGCATCGGCAGACAGGCCGTCGGCGTTGGCCCAGTGACGCCTGTTGTCGGCGTTGGTCTGGGCCGAGTCGAACTTGGCGCGGACCATGCGGCCGAGGGGCCTTGCCCGCTCATCTCGCCTGCCCAGGATGTTCCTCAGCCAATCGAGCATGTTTTACACGGCTCCAGGGGGAACGATCTTCACGCGACAGAATGCCTTGCGGGGATCGGCGGTGGCACGCTTGCTCGCCAGGTGCTTGTCGGCGGCGATCTGGTCCGCCAGCGAGTGCTGCTGGACCGTCACGCCGTCGGCCGTGACCTGCTTGGGTCCCGCCGCGTTCTGCTCGATCACGTTGTCAAGGTCTTCTGCCATAGCATTTCTCAAGCAGGCAACCGGCCGCGCGAGCCAAAGAAAAAAGGCTCCCTGGAGTCTTGGCTCCAAGAAGCCTTCGTATCTTTTCGCAGCGCCCCGGGGATCAGCCGGTGCGTCGCGCGTCCTGGTTGTCTGAGTTGAATCTACAAGGCGGGAAGGCGGCTACAAAGCGGATTCTGGCAGGGCCGACAGATCATTACACAGATAGACATTCGGCCGCTGCGCATGCACGCCGGAGGCCAGGAAAGAGCCGCCCGCGTGCGTCAGTTCTCGTTGGTGAACGTGGCCAGGTTACTTTCGCCTGTGGCGGATCACGGCCAGCCCGCCCAGTGCCAGAAAGGACAGCGTGGGGGGTACGAGGGTCAACGCCAAGTTGTGGGCATGGCGAGAAGGAACGGCAACGAAGTCGTCACCCAGAGGTGTCTCCGAAACCTGCCCGTAATCGTTCACACCCCATGCCACCAGGGAATGATCCGATCTTAGCGCAATGTTGTGCCCATGGCCCTGCATGGATAGTTGCCGCTCCTGTGGTCCGTCTGTCCTAAGTCGCTTCTGACATGTCAGGTATGCAAACTTAGGCTCAGAGCCGTACCTGCCTACTCCCACGCTGTGCCCCACGTATGTGTCCATATCACCTCTCATGACCCGGCACGATGACCCTACGCAAGATGGCGCTCCAGGATCTCCACGCACCGCGTGTTGCCCTTGCGGCGCGCGATCTCGATGGGGCTCTGTCCTTCATCCGTCGCTTTGCGTAAGGTTGCCGGGGCGCAATCGGCGATGACTTCCAGGCAGGCATCCTCGCCTTTCTCGGCAGCAACATACGCGCAGGTCACGCCCCCCATGGCGGGGCTTAGGATCGCCTGTGGACACAACTCGTGGATCAACCGGAGCGTGTCGGCCTTGCCGCCAATCACGGCCCCAATGGCCGCATTGCGCCCTTGGTGGTCCCCGGTCTTCAGCAAGTCGGGCGAAACACCGGCCAGGATGCGGATGCAGTCGTTGTGCCCCCCGAGACCAGCGAAGAACGCTGGGGTGCCCGCTTCGCCGCAGGACCTACCGAGGGAGTCGGGGCACTGGTCCGCGATAAGCCTGAGGCATCCGGCCCGGCCGTGGCCAGCGGCCAGTAGTGCGGCTGTACCGCCACCCTTGCCATGCAAGCCGAGCGATTCGGGAGCATGCGCGGCGATGACGCGCAGGCAGTCGTCGTGGCCTTCCTGCGCGGCTGCGTGTGCCGGTAACATCCCGTCCAGCCCTGGCCTTCGGAGGCAGTCAGGTGCGTGGGACGCGATGATGCGCAGGCACTCAGTGAACCCCTTGAGGGCGGGCATGAACGCCGGAGTCCCGCCTTTGCTGTCGTGTCCAAGGGATTCGGGTGCCGCTTCGGCGATTACCTCAAGACAATCAGTGAAGCCGCCCACCGCTGCCACGTACGCCGGTGTGGTGCCATTGTCGTCTCGAGCACCCAGCGTCTTCGGGGCGATTTCGGCGATCGCGCGCAGGCATTCGGCGCGGCCAAGAATAGCTGCCACATGCGCGGGAACCTTGCCCGATCGTTCCTTCTGGCCGAAGGCGGCCGTCGCCGTTGCCCTCAACACCTCAGGTTCGTTTGTCTCGATCGCCTTCGCCACCTCCGCGAAGCTGCGCTGGTGGGCGAACGCCTTCGCTAGCCAACCCCAGAAACCCATGTCGTATTCCTTTCCGGTTCCAGATTGGGTCGAACGCTGAAACCCGATGATGCCGATAGGGGGCAATCAAAACCGCTTCGCGGTCACCGCACGGAACTTGCCGTCGGCACAGCCAAACAGCAACCTTCCACTGTCGAATGCGCAACCGAAAACGTCGTCGGGAACCTGGTACCGCCACTCGTCGCGACCGCTCTCTAGGCCAATGCCGACAATGTGCCCACCAGAGCCCGCGAGGATGAGCAATCGCCCCGAGAACACCGGGGTGCTCAAGGCCTTGAATTGATCTTGCCCCCGCTGCGTAACCGGCACGCGACACACCCACTTGTGCTTGCCGGATACCAGATCGAACGCGATGGCCTCTGCGCAGCAAAGGTAAGCCACGCCGTCGAGCGCGGCCGGGCCGGCGACGCTCGAAACGCGTGGGAAGGTCTCCCGCCATCGCAACTCGCCGGAAGCCGCATCCATGCAGACAAGCGTATTGTGCTTATCATGAAAGCTTCCGGCCAACACCAGGACAGAATCATCCCCCAGGCAGATGGCATTATCGATCATGCCCACTTCATCGGACTGCCAGCGAACCTTTCCTGTGGCCGCGTCGAGACCTAAGACGGTGGAGCTGTTGTAACGCGGGTCGAACGTGTTGGCAAAGACGACCCCATATCCCACGACAGGCGTGCAGTCGACGCCCCGGTCGGCCGTATACGTCCATATCTTCTCGCCAGAGCCGGCATCGAGGGCGATCACGCTGCTGCTCTCTGCGGTTGCGAAAAAGATTACCTCCCCGCCGGGCGCTGGCTGCGTCCGCAGACCACCGTCGCAGGACTGCTGCCATATCTCCTTACCGCTGTTAGCGTCCAGCGCCCGGAGTTTCTTGTCCCAACCCCAGAAGTACACTCGCCCCTCCGCGAAGACCGGCGTCGCCCCGCTGTTCGAGGGGATGCAAAACTCCCATACCTTCCTACCCGATCGTGCGTCCAGGGCCAGGATTCGTCCGTCACTGCAACCGAAGAAAGCCTTCCCAGCCCCGACAGCAATGGGGTCCTGGATGGGCGATCCGGCATCGAACGTGAAGCTGCCCTTGGGCTTGAATAATCCGAACATGGCTTACATCCCCTTCGTCTTCATGCCATATACCTTTTGGCGTTTGCCCTTGGCCTTCTATGGCGTTTGCACTCGATCCTGTCCAACGAAAAGATCCACTCCGTGCTCAACGCTACGTAGCACGCGCGGCTGTGTCAACCCCCTATTGGCCGCTCCCACGTCGTCATCCGCTTTCCGCAGTGGCGACACTCCCGACGGCGCATGATTCGGCCGCCCCAAGTGGGCCGGGTGTAGACCACCCGGAAGTGCTTGCAGCCGCAATAGCGGCATTCCAGGCCGCGCTTGTCTTGCGACGGCTCCCACGTCTTACGAACCGTTCCATCGGTCATGGCTATCTCCTCCGCAGGTCGTCCTGCGTGTACTTTTTCCGTAGTCGAACAGGTGCGGCTTCGCCGGCGGGCTTGATGCCGACCATGCTGGCCGCCGCGGCGCAGCCGACGAGGCAGTCGAACCAGTGGTTGTCGGGCCGCGTCGGCCACGGGGTCCACTCGCGGACCACGCCGCCGGGGCCGATGACCTCGACCCACTTCTCCGAGCGGGCCACATGCTCGGCGATCAGCTCGTGGTGGCGCCCATCACTGCCGAACAGACTGATGCAGCCCCGGTCGCCGGCGGCGGTTGAAAATCCTTCATGAACAAACCGCTTCCAGTAATTCACATCCACCAGGACGTGCTGGAACTGGCCGGTCTTGCGGACGTTGGGGATGTACCAGTAGTGGCCGATGGTCTCGCCCGGCCTG